CCGAGTTTGTTACTATGTTGCGCACAAGAACACGAACCAGGGGGGCCTTCCCTTCATACAAAGTTGGATATGTTTATCCATACGGAGGATGGAGTGGAGACCCACGCGATTTGACGTTTAACGGATACGATGCAATCGTGTCTTATAACTACGAAACGCACCCAGGGGGATCCCACATCACGTTATCCAAAGCCTACCAGGAATCAATCACGGATGACCCGGATTCTCACGAAAGTGAGAAGCCAGTTATCCACAGTTGGACCAAGCGGGAAGAGGGTGAAGTGAAAATGTTAGATAGACAGTTTGTTGGGGGAATACCCCAATCGTCTAGTAACATGTACCGAACGTTATTTTACGTCGGTGAGTGGGAAGATCAGGATATCTTGGATTCAGGATTCCATGTTCCAAACATGGCGGACTGTTCTGAGGTTAGGGCGACGGCCTTTTTGGCCATGTTACCCCAGGTCAGAAGCGGTGTCTCATTCGTGAACTTTGTTCTCGAATTAAAAGACGTCCGTAGAATGTTTGAAGTTTGGAGCAAACGTAAAACTGCGCTAGGCAACATTGCCAATGCGCATATGAACGTTAGCTTCGGATGGATCCCGTTCTTCTCTGACATTGCTGATATTGTTAAGGCTCTCCAGACCTTGAATTTGAAACTCAAGAATCTGGAGAAGAGAGCTGGGAAGGTTCAGACACGGCGATGGAGTCGCAAGCTAGAGTCAAACAACGACTTAGTCGTTCATGATTCGATGCATGTACACTACGACACCGTGTCTACGGCTGTTGCGGACTCGTTCGACCCCGTGAAGTTCACGAGGGAGACACGAAATTCGATGCAGCCTATATTCCGAGCGAAGCTAGTGTATCGCTACACTATGCCCGGTGCTTCAGGTACGAAACGTACGATTCAGGCATATCTCGACGCTTTGGGTGTCAAACTTGACCCCTCGATCGTTTGGAATGCAATACCGTTTAGTTTCGTCGTTGATTGGATGCTCGACGTAGGAAAATTCCTAAAGTCGTTCTCCATTGACAACCTCGACATAAGAACCGAGATTCTGTCATACACAACAAGTGTGAAATGGCAGATAGTACACCGAGTCTCGATTGAAGTTCCCAGGGAAAACACGGGTAATTCATATCACCCGCCTATCCTTGGTTATCAATCAACAATAGGTTACTACGAGCGTACCTTGGGCATTCCGCCTAAGGCCGCTGTGTCAACCAACGATCCGGGGCTCCGCCAGTATGCCTTAGCGGCATCACTGACGTCCTCGGCTCCGTTGCTACCGCGCTGGCTCAGAGCACTCTTATTTGAGTCAAAAGCCATCATATCAAGGGATCACAATCCCCTGATCACTGTTGGCTCTCTCCTAAGAGCATTCCTGCCAGCGATCGCACCTAACAAGCTTCCGAAGGCTCTACGCCGTAAGAAGCAAACCCGTTAATTACAACGTCATGTTAGCAGACCCACTAAGCCTCAACTCCGCTACCGCCGTTACGGCGGGTACTTCGGATGCCCAATCATACGGGCTCCTTAGCGTTGCGGGGGGCAATTCAATACGCAGTGTAGCAACTCTTGCTGCATCTGCCCCGCGAACTCTCAAAGTCGTGAATGCTACTCGTAGCAAACGCTTCTCTGGGAATGTTCAGCTGGCTGGAACCGCCGTGAAGACACCAGTCGATGTCATCACGGACGTCACTACTATTCGTAATGACGTTCTTCGCGTGCACTCCTCCGCTGCGGATCCGAACTTCGAGATTAATTCTTGGGTTCAGATCCAATTTGGAAGACCGCGCGGATGTTCCATAACCGTTACACAAATGTCTGACCAGCTTCTGGCCATCGTCTCGATGCTTAATGCATCGACCAACGCTAACCTTACGAAGCTGCTCAACAACGAACCCTAACCGAAAGGTTGGGCAACCAATTACTTGGATTGCTATGCAACTCCTCGTTGATTCGATTGTGGCGGTGAACACGCTTGCCAATGTAGGTATTATTACCTACCTTTGGTCCGTGTCTCGTGGTATTAAGCCCTAGTGGGGCTGGTGGAAACCGAGTTGGGGTTGGATTGCTCCAACTTTGCTCTGTACTCCACTGAGGTCTGCTGTAGACTAAACATGGCTGGATTCACCTCGAACTTGTCAAAAGTCCGTATGATGAAAAGCCAAGAAACAGAAAATCATTCAGAATTTGAATGGTATCTGAATCTGTTGTGCACCGTCTACAGTGATGTAGCCGATGCTTCTCCTGCACAACATAGAACCGAGTTTGATCGCGACGTCGCAACCTTGCGGCGTCGCTTCGAACATGAGGGCATTTCCTTCTTAACGAAGGTTCTGCCGTCCGTTGGTAAGGCCATTGACACGGCCCTATCCTCTGGCTCTGCTCTCCAGGTCCCCTCCTTTGCAAAGAGAAGGGGATCGCACCTACCGATTTGTTTCGGATGGCTGCTTGAGCAAGTGTTCGGTTCTGACGGGGTCGAGCTGGCTGATGCCAGCCCGATCGCATTGGGCCATATCAGGCAACTCTTGGGCTTGTTTTACAAGCTTGAGCTGCCCTTCTCGGATGAGTCTGTTCAGCGAGTGCTGAACGATTTCATCATCACTGATAGTCAACTCCAGAATAACTGGATATTAAACTATGACGACAAACACATACTCCAGAGTGCAAGCAACCTTGTTGCGCGCGTTCTCGGAGGACAAGATCCGACTAGGATTATTCCTAGACACGGACCTGGTGCTGTTGCCACACGCGAAAAAGGTCCTGGAAAGTCGGTCTTTCATCGACAATACAGGAGTCTTGAGGAAGTATACCCGTTTACGGATTACTTCTTCTTTAATCTGTCACATCTCTGTGACAGATTACGATCGCGCGCATACCATACTGAGTCGCCTGAACTGGATCGTGACAGAAATGTCACGGTGCAGAGGGATGGCTCGGAGGTGGTATACGGTACACATAGAGAGGTGGAGCGGCCGCGAGGCCGTACACTTTACTCCGTGGATACGGTGCAGTGCCCCGAACTGGTCGAAAGGGCTAGGGCTCGAGTAGTCCTAGTCCCTAAGGACAGTCGGGGGCCGAGACTCATATCGATGGAACCCTTAGAGATCCAATGGATCCAGCAGGGGCAGATGCGACTTATGGTTGAAACCATTGAGAAACATCCGTTAACGAATGGGCAAGTAAACTTCTCTAATCAAGAAGTGAATCGTGCCCTCGCTCTCGAGGCTTCACGCCACGGGAACTTAGTTACGCTCGATATGAAGGAGGCTTCAGACCGGGTTTCGCAACACCTCGTATGGACACTGTTCCCATTAAATTGGGTTCGATGTCTAGAGGCATCTCGAAGCCCGGAAACGGAGCTTCCTTGTGGCAGGATACTGGAGTTACAGAAGTTTGCCCCTATGGGGTCTGCTGTCTGTTTTCCCATTGAAGCTTTAAGCTTCTGGGCTCTAGCAGTATCATGTTTGATGGCTAAGTATCCCCACCAGCCTATGCACGCAAGTGCGAAAGCTGTGTGGGTCTACGGCGATGACATCATTGTGTACCGGAAAGACTACCCGGACATAATGCAGTTCATGGAAAAGGTTGGACTCCTGTTCAACCAGTCCAAGTGCTGTACCCACGGATTCTTTCGAGAATCCTGCGGAATGGATGCCTTTAGAGGCACCCCAGTCACTCCACTTCGTATTAGGAAGAGGTGGTGTCATCGTTTGGTGGTCCCCACTCTTGAGTCATATTGCTCCTATTCGGATGCTCTATATTCAAGAGGTTATTATCAAGCTGCTGCATATATTGAGGAATATGTGCAATCTCTGGCCCGGGTTCCGTACACAACGGTACCGGCGTCAGGGATAAGCTTGGTAAGGCCTGAGATTGACGTTGTTTCGGCTACAAAAGCAAGAGGGATACGGATCAGGTTCAACCCTAATCTGCATCGTCTCGAGTTTAATGGCTGGGCAACATCTACTAGGATGGAACCGTCCCCTTTCACAGATTGGGAAGAACTTTTACGTTCTCTCTCATCTAGTGATCGGTTACGCGTATCATCTGACCTAGAAATGCCGTTCTCCCGATCCCTTTCAAACAGGGATTGGGCTCTTAATGAGAAATCTAAGAGCTCGAGAGCGGTATCGCAGGCCGGACTATACTCGGATCCACGTCGAGTGACCTCAAAACGTGGATGGCATGCGTTGGTTTAACCAGCGCACATGAGGGAAACCTCACATGGGGGGGGGGTGTTAGCAGG